GGCGATGCAAAATATGCAGAAGCCATTAGCGACTTATGTTTAGATTCTTGGCTAAAGCCAGGTAAATATAATGGATTAACATTTTTATATCAAACAAATAAAACAGCCCGTAAAAAGTTTTGCGATAAAGTATTTACACCGGAGTCTCGTGAGGCCTGTGATGAGTTTAAGAGATATATTATTCCCGATGTATTTCATTCATGCGAGGACTTTCAGCAAAAGGATGTTGGAAATGTCTTAGGATATAAATATGAAGTTAAATCCTGCGATAAAAATAAAGTTGTTTTTGAAAATGGAATGACAATTGAGCCCTTATTGGGACATAATAGTTTTGAGTCTCTTTCTCCAAATTTAAAGGAGGTTATTAAGGTCTTTTATGTGACTAAAGGGGAGCCTCCAGAAAGTGGAGAGCCTTATAGAGTTACGCACCGTAAGCGCGAAAAAAAGACGCGAACCGTAGGAGGTAATGCAGTTGATTGTGAAAGGGTAGTAGATGATAAAGTTGCGCCAATGTTTTCTGATGGGTCTCGCCCAATTTATTTACATAATGCATTTGATGCTTTTTCTGCATGCATACCTGAATTAGAGAGGCAATTAGCTTTTACTGATGACCCTATTTATTTAAATACCATACAAGATTTACTTGCAATGCAACATACATTTTCATCAACTAAAAGTGGAATTTTAGATTACATATGTTACATATTAGATTCATTATGGGATGAACAAGACACTGGAAGATCTTCTCGATTATCAGGAATTTGCACTCAATTATTAAATATAATTCATGATGAGCTATGCAAAAGTTCCCCGGGTATTGATAGACCCGCATGGGAAATTGCATTTCATGCTGCATGTGGACATATTTTTACTCCAGATAAAATTACCGCTGAAGTTTTTGAAAAAATGCACAAAACTATGGATGCAGCAATTGCTGAACATAAAGCAGATGCTAGTAAAAGAAATATTTTAGATTTATATTTATCAAAATCGGCGGCAAATGGAGTATTATGGGGTGTTAAATTATTTCCAGTGATTCATGGAAAAGAAGATTTACATAAAGCAGCATTATCTAGGCGTTTATTAACTTGCGCAACATTTAATACAATGGGCGAATATTTAAGTCCTAATGATGATATTAAAGCAAAAATTGCAGGAATTTTTTATCACTATAAAAAATCTTTGCAAGGGCATCCTATATGGGCGCATACTAATCATTTAACACCAATAATGGCGGCAAATATTGCTGCATCTACAGTTCCAGTTTCAGAAAATATTGCTGAGCCAGAAAAAAGCCCAGCATTTAGGGATGGTGATTTAACTGGTTCACCGATGGAGTATGCTTTGAGAAATGGTTTTATGGGTGGTAGTAGTAATATAAATAGCGAATCATTATTTGAGTAATTGCATGAAAATACTATTATATTACATATTTTATATTTCATATTTTATATTTCATATTTTATATTTCATATTTTATATTTCATACAGGAAATAATCCGCATTTGAATCGATTTTATGTAGTCCCATATTTTCAGCAGTTTTTATAGAAGCGGAATTTGTTTGTAATATATTTGCAAATAAATTTTTAGTTGGGTATATGCTTTTAAAAAAATGAACAACTTGAATCCCAGCAATTGCGGCAAAACTTTTTCCCCTATAATCCGGAGATGTAAAATATCGCAACTGATAACAATTAATAGCGCCTTTAACCATAATTGGTTTTTTTTTTGCAATTCTATTTTCATTAATAATAGAAGGCGCCTTTAATTGGGTTGTTACTATGCATTTTGTTACATTTGGATATAATAAATGCGCATCATCATATGGGCGAATTCCAATATAACCCACACAATGATTATTATATACTAAAATCCAATGATAATAATCTCTACATAATTGCGCGCTATCAGCAATGGCTTCTTTAAATAATTTTCGAATATAACCATCATCCCATTTTTTATGACCATGGGATATATATTTATATACTTCTTGCATGGACCCAATAATGGCTAATTCATGTAATTCGGATTCAGTTGCCAAATATAATGGCTTTAATACTAATTTTTCTTCCAATGCATATATTGGCACTATCATTTTTTGAGTTTTGATAATATCTGGTATAATAATTTGTTTAGATTTTAATGAATGGCCTTTCTTTAATTGATATAGACTTGTATGTAACCCAAAATTGGCCATAATTACATTATATAATAACCAATTTTCATATGAGGAGACCAAGGCCCCCATTAGTTCTAAGTTCGCTATAGTGCGATGCATATCCATAAGCCATACTTTTTTATGCTCATCAATAATAACATCTAATGTTAATAACTCGAATGATGTATTTTTTACAATATGAGCGCTACTAATTTTTTCACAATCATAAATAATTTCATAAATTTGCGGCATAATATCCAATTCTGATATATATTTATTTCTAGTTCGCATTTCATCCTCTGATATGCCAGTTTCTGTATTAGATATATGTATATCGCGATTGTCATAATCGGAATTTTTATAAGGCTGATTTGCGCATAGCATATTATAAGTGGGAAATAGAATAGCCTGTTCTAATTGTTTATATGCATGGCCGCCAATTGGCGCCCTAATATATAATGCAATAAATACTTGCAAATTAAATTTTTTTCCTTCATATAATAGAGGATTTTCAATATATTTAGTTATTACATAATTAGAGCTATTTTTTGTAGAGTCTTTTGATATAAAAATATCACGGCTGTGACTGTCATTACTGTTACTGTCATTACTTCTGCATATATGCGCCCCAATTTGCGGCTCCCATTTTGGAAAATAATGCTTATGCAATAAATGTTTTTCTAATTTTTTTTTATCAGAAAAATCAATTCCCAATTGCGGTATTTGGCCATATAATATTGCATTTTTATGATCAAAACTAAAATGTATTATTTTGGCATTATTGTTATGGGCCCATCCTATTTTCTCCATGGCTTGTATTAGATTTATAAATGCACTGCCGCTGCCACTATATATCATTTTATTACCATATATGCTATCAGTTTCATATATTTCATCATATATATCTATGAAGGCGGTTGTATCTTCTTCATATATAGAACCCCCTTTATATATGGTATTATTAAATAATAAAATAGTAGATATTAAAATAATCAATATAAATAGTAAAATATAAATTAACATTGTTATATATACTAAAATAAAAAAAAATGTCAATTTTAGTTATTATTATAATCATACTCATACTATTATTTATTATTGGCGTTTATAGAATGTCAAAAAAAAATGAAAAATCATCTTCTGAAACAGATTTCTCTAATAAAAATAATGACATTAATAAAAATAATGACATTAATAAAAATAAATAATTTATATTATTGGGATGATAATAGTTTTCCACATATTGTCTTTATATAGGGTATATCGACCATATACAAGATTATTTGTTTTCATCCCATTGATAATTTCATCAATATCATATTCTTCATCTAATTCAGCTCTATCTTCTTTCAGCAATTTTTTCTTAATCATTTTTTTTTCTTCTGGGGTTAATGGGTTATAATATACTTTATGTTTTTCTTTTATTATTGGAATATGCTGCAATATTTCAATTGTTTTAGATACTTTATTTGACTCATATGTAATCATGCTATATATACTAGCAATCGATTCTTTTAATTTTTTAGGAACTATGAGGTCTTTTATAGGGGGCACAAAATCATTTAATATTTTTTCTTCTTTAACCCATACAGGTTTTTCATTATTGGGAATCAGTGATGGATTGCTTTCCCTTAATATAGTAATAAACTCACTAAAAAAAGATTCTAATAATTTAAAATCATTATTCATATTTTTATTTATGTTATTAAATGCCCGTTTTAAACTAGTTAATTTTTCATCAGGGGTAGATGGTACTCTATATCTAAGCTCGGTGTCAATATCTGTATATGCTATAGCGCCTATATCATGAATAACATCTGCTATAGGACCCCCACCAGTTATTATATATTCCCCGCCTATTATACTAACATGTGTTAGTATAGAAGGAGTTCCAGAATCTAGCTTTGTAAATTTGAGATTTATATCATCTTGAATAGTATTAATATCCCTTGGATTATATTTTCCTTTTATTTCAAGCTTACGGGTATTATATTGTATTAATTCAGCTTGTTTATTATTTTTTATTTGGGTGTTTGCTGCTATATCTGCTGCTGCAGCACCAAGCGTAGTCTGTAAAGTTATTGTACGGGTAAGTGTAGTTATCTCGTTAGGTAATGATGCTATTATGGTATTAATATGATTAAGTTCTTCTATTTCTATTAATTCAATTAATAAATCTTTTATTTTAGATATTTTATCTATAATTTTATATAGGGTAGTTTTGCTTTTTTTTGTGCCTATATTTATAGGATAAATTTTTATCTTATTACTATAAGTTAAATATAAACTATTTATTTTTTGTTTTATTTGATTACACATAGGAGGCGGGATAGTAGTACAAACTTCAGTATATAATTGTTTTATACTATTATTAAAATCTAATATGTTTTGTTTAACTCCTATTGTTGATAAAAAACTATTATCTACAGCGTTTTTTATATTATCATACTCATTATCTAATTCATTAGATATTTCTTGAGGGGTTTTAATTACTGGTGTTGGTGTTACTGGTGTTACTGATATTACTGGTGGTACTAGTATTACTGGTGTTACTGGTGGTACTGTTGCTGGTGTTACTGGTGGTACTGGTATTACTGGTGGTACTGTTACTGGTGTTACTGGTGCGGCTGCTTGCACTGCTTTTTGCGCCAATATTCTATTATTTATATCATTTTTATAACTTATTGCATCTATTAAATGGGCATTAATACCATTAGTTGTTATATAGTCAGCATCAGTATCAATATTATTGAACGTAAAATAAGATTTATTCATATTTTGTATAATGGTATTTTCAGTTATTGCGAATGCTTGATTATATGTTATTACTTGAATGCATTGTTCTACAATGCTTAATAAATTTTCTAATTTTTTGATATTATTTTCAGTATCGGATTCTATTTTTTTATTATGCGATAATATTTTATTTTGTTCTGCAATTTGCTGATAACTAATTATTTTATTAAGTTCTTGTTGGCCTGGGTTCATTCCGCGTATAATTCCATTTGCATCATTTATTAAATTATTATCAATATATGTATTTATATCAGGTTTAGTAGGTAAGTGTGCAATTATTACACTTTGATACAAATATTTTAATTGTTCATATAAAGTCCAATAAGGTATATTATTAGGAGGATAAGTACATGCTAAAACATTAATATTAAATACATCTAGGGTAAATATTCCAGATATATAGCGTCCGCTAGGGTGTTTATTATATAATATGTTTATATATGTAAGTATTTTGTTAATATTTGTAAGATTTAAGTTATTAAATATAGATAATTTATCTGATACAAATATATTATTTGCTATTTTTATATCTATATTAATTAATTCATTTTTTATATTATATATTATTGCTAATATTTCATTATATTCTTTATTTATGTATAGAAATACTATTATTAAATTTAGCATATCAAGTTGATTATTTGTGCCGTCATTTATTATTGTATCTATATTATTTATAATCATTATGGCATCAATATTAGGGGTAAATTTATTAATTATGGTATTATTAAAATTAGTTGAGTTTACATAATCTGGTTTTCTGCTTGCATTAGAAGATGTATTTATTATATTAAAATATTTTTTTAATGTTTGTAATAATTTCCAGCATTGATTGCCATCTATAGCTTCTAATGCTTTAATATTATCAAATTGTGGATTATTATCTTTTGTTATAGCCGCTACAGTAATAAAAACATTATTAGTATTAATTCTTAATTTTTCACAACAATGTTTTAAAACTTCTTTCTTTTTTTCTTTTATTTTATCAATTAAATCTAAATTTATTACAATATTAAACTTTAAAATAAAATAATTTTTAAGATTGTCCATATTTGTAATATAGCCTTTTTTAATATTAATATATATATCATAAAATATCTCAAATATATCATAATTTTTACTAAATTCATAATATTTGTCTTTAAAATTATTTATTTTATTTATTTTTTGATTATATTTTGAATTATATGTATTTATTAATGATTCTAATGTATATTGAGCTTTATGTGCTGTATATTCTGCATCATTTAAATAATTAAGTTTTATTTTATTTATTGGAGTAGTTACCCTGGTGTGTTTATTAGTGTAACTATCTTTTAAATAAGATAATTTTTGTATTTTTCTAGTAATGCCATCATTTTTGAATTCAGTTCCACCACTTAGAATTCTATCTCTTAATTCAACAAATTTAGCAATATTTACAGTATAACCAAACTCTTCTCTAAAACGTAATAATTTTTCTTCTTCTGTTTTTAGTGGTGGCGGTGGTGGTGGTAGAGGTTCTATTTCATTAATAAAATCTTCAATCATGCTTGCATCATATACATATGTTTTATATGCCTTAAATGCATCAATAAATGAAGTTTGTAGTAAGTCATTAGTATTAAATTCACGAAATGCATCTATTATTGGTATACCACTAGCTGTTATATTAACATGTATAGGTGATGCTACTATGGTATTTATTATTATTTTTGTGTTATCCACAATATCATTGGCTCCACCATAATAAATTGGCTTTTGGTCAATTTTTTCACTACAATAAATTGGCCTTTGGACAATACATATAATAAATACAACTATAAGAATTAATATTATGAATAGTAATCCAATGTATTGTATCATTTAAAAAAAATACAAAGTATAATAATACAAAGTATAATAATACAAAGTATAATAATACAAAGTATATTATACTATTATTTATTTTTTATTTGTTTTTTTTATTATGGCGGCCAGCACCAATGACAAGTTCTTGATTTCTCGAAAAATAATCATCATCAATCATCCAATAATGCCCCTCAAATACATCATCGCCTTTTTTAATCCGCTTTAAAATTTCTTCAATGGTGTGTTTTTTTGGATTAAAGCGCGATTTTGGCGAAGGGCGGAAATTTAATCCCATTACTCTATCTTTTGCCCGACTTATGACATTTATTGGAGGATCAGGGTTTCGTTCTATTTTTCTCTGCAATTCGGTCAATATGCTTTCATTTACATTTATATCTGCAGGATCTAATTCATATGCGGAATCATCTATCAAATCATACCATGATACGGGGGCAACATAAGGAGGCTCAACATATAGGGTTTTTAATGTTTCAATAAGTCTATAAAATATAGTATTTTTTTCCGCATAATAATTTAATTCTTTCATACTGGTTAATTCATATCGATAGGCGCCAACTTTTCTTATTAAATCAATAAAATATTCAGTCATTGTGTAATTTTTACCAGTTTTTATATTATATTCATATGTAAGATTATTATCTAATCTAATTTGTAATTTAATAATTCCAGTTGCAATTGCATTGTCTGTTATATCTTCAATTTCATTAGGACCCCCGGAAGCTCCAATTCCGATAGCAATTTGATGTCCTCCTACATTTGCAATGAAGTAATCAAATGAAATTTCATTCGTTGGTAAATTATTAACTATTTGTGGATTCCCCCAAAATAATGCCGCTTCTGGTTTATAAAGTATATTTTCAGCATTAAATAAATGATAATTACACTGAGCTGCTACAGCTGCAGCATTAGGATAGCTATCCATAGAAATAAACGTATTACTAGTTGCAGCTAAAGCACCTATAAGGGTTGGAGAGTAATTAAATATAGTAGTATCCATATTTGTAATAGTAATATCTGTTATTTTATATTTTAAGATGTTAAATATATTATTATGAGAATGAGAATCTAAAATTGGTAATAATTTGACAGTGTACATTACGCCATTTATTGAATATATAAAAAAATGTTTATTCTCATATAAAGGGGTCTCAATTGCATGAATAATAGTAAAAGTAGGCGCCGGTGGCGGCGGTCCTAATATCACTGGTATATTATCATATATATCATATCTTTGAGGATTTGTTATTTTTATATTTATATCTGTGGTATTTCCATTTGAATCAATTTGAATTCCGCTTCTATATCCATTATTGTTAATGCCTATACTAAAAAAATTATTTTCTATCCAATATTCATCCGTATTAAGAGATATATATTTATATACTGCTGAAATGCCTATCTCTGTTGAATCATATAATATATATTCAGTATTAGCGGCATCAATTCCAATTATTTTAAAATTTTTATTTTTTTGATGTGATTTTAGAATATTGCCATTAAGAGATGGTTGTAATATTTGTGTATAATCCCCATTTGGGAGTTTATTTTCACTTTTTTGTATTTCAAATAATGGGGTCTCCTTTTTTTTTATTTGTATATGCTTATAATATTCGCCTTCAATTTGAGGATTAGTATTGAGAGGAGGAGCAAACCCGACATTGAGGCTAATCGCATATGTTCCCCTTGAATTAATCCATATTTTTACAGGTTTTGGTTTCCAATTTAATTTATTCAATTCATTTTTTATATCGCTGGAATTTGTTATATAAAAATCTGAATTTTTCTTGAATACTTTACTAATTTCATTTAATCTGCTATTTTGACTACTTCCTCCAATTTTTGATTGGCCTTTTTCAGCATTGTCTTTTAATGATTTAATAAATGCAGTAATATTTGCATGAGATAAATTTATTAATTGATTTTGGAGCTCCATTGTTGGTTTAGCTGGGTCAATAGCTGGGACTGGATGCAGCCGTAAAATACGATTTGCTGCGGTAGGAACTGTTTTCAAATATTTTTCTAAATCCATAATTTTATCAACTACCATTGTATTATTTTGATTATGAAATGATAACCATATACAAATATATTTAATTGTTTCAACTAATCTATGATATACCGACATAGGTGGGTCTTTTGTAGTAAGGTCTCCAAATATATAGCGAGTTCCTGCTGCATCACACCTAATAGAATTTATACCACCATTAAATATAAACTCTGTACAACTTTTCCATTGTTCATAATATTCTCCCATTGAAATGGATTTTAATTTTCTAATAATATTTTCCCCTTTTTTATTTGTATAATCATCATTAAAAATACAATTAATTCTTCGTTCTATTTTATCACTTGCATCCATATTGTTATATAGAATACATCCTCTACCAATATAATCATGAAAGCCATTAATGTCTATTATATTAAAAAATCCAGTTATTAAATTAGATTTATTTTTTTGTAATGCTGGGGGGGCTGGAGGTGCTAAGGGTAAAATATGATTATAATTAATATTTCCGCTAACTGCATCTGTAGCTGCTACTATATATGAAGTTACTGCGGAGTTAATAAAAGAAGTAAAATTATTAGCATTACCATTATCTAAATCATTTTTATTTGTATTAGTTACATCCATAGTATTATCATTATTATTATTTATATTGGTTGATATATAATCATGCAAATCGGTAAGAATTGGTCTTGTTATTTCTAATAATGTATTTTGATATAAATACATATCTAATTCAACTGATTTATAAAAAATGTCTAATATTGGAATTAACTCAATTGCTCTATTTAATTTGGCATCAGGGGGGCCACCGGCATGAGGATATATAGTTAATATTCTATGCCATATATATTGGTCAGGAGTTGTATTGGCATTTGTATTATCAGCGCAAAAATGTTTAAAATATCCAATATCTAATAATAAATTGGATAAATACGGGAAACCTACTAATTCACCATCATTCCCTATAGCGGTTTCATCAATATCAATTAATTCTTCATGAATAAAAGAAAGATAGAATCTTACTGATTTATTTGTATGTTTTACTAAAATTTTTAATAAATGAATAACTAAATACTTTTCATCATTGTAATTTGTAAAAAGGTTAGTAATTTCATTTACAGCCTCAGGGGTTAGTATATTATTTGTAGTATATGTTACCACTGCTCCAGCGGCTCCATATAAGTCATTAGAATTAATATTTACATTTATAAAATTTATACCATTATTATAAATATCTTTAAATGCATAGCGCAATATATCATTTTTTATATTAAATTCTGGAGAATGTGCTAAATAATTATTTACATATGGTGTATAATTATATAATCCACATAATATAAGGTCTATTTTATCATTAATGGTAAATAAATTTTTAATACCGCCGCCATCATTTGGAAAAAAACCAGCGGTATATGCATTACCGACCGGAAAGAGGGCTGGTAAAAAGGCTGGTAAGGGGTGATTTAGTAAATAATTTGTATAATAATATTGATTCATTTTAAATATAGTGTTAGTGTGTGGTATTGGCACACCAGTATTAAACCCTATTGTATCATTATTATCATCAAGTGTTATAATCCCGTTTATTGCGGGATTTAGAGAATCCGATACTCCAATATCAGAATATTCTTTTTTTACATCCGCTGCAATTGCATTTGGTGCATTTATAATTGTTTTATATATAAGATCAGTTTTCATCATAGAATAAAATAATCCTCTGGCATCAAAATTAGCATCAATTCTTTGTGGGTTATTATATACTTCAGGGGAGCTAGTAATATATGCATTATTAAGACTATAATCATCATTATCGGTCATATTATACCAATACCATGTAGCAACAACAGTATCATAATTTATGGCAGAAAGTAATATGCGAAATATATTACTAGTTATAATACTATTTCTTGCTTTTGATGGATATTTTTTATCAGCATCAAGAAGTTCATGGTCATCATTATATATTTTTGCATTAAAATCATTTATTATATGTTTTTGAATATTAGTATATGCAGCGGCATGTCCTCCAGCGGCAGTTCCTCCAACTGCAGTATCTGGAGCTGGCGCCAATAATAAATATATTACTGCAGATATATGGTCATTGCGTGTCATACTTAGTTGTAAAAAATCAAAATTTGCAAGAGATATATCGGCCCTAATTGTACCATTGACTTTAATTACATCAAAATATTGTTTATACAAATATAATATATTATTATGCTTAACAAAATTATTAATTGCGGTATAATAATCCGCACCTTGTATATTGTCAATTAAATACTTAAAAGAATAATAATTACCAGTGGCGCCGGAATTTGCCCAATTTATATTCGTTTTAGTGGTTAATAATTTATGTATATAATTAGATAAATTAGGTCTCTGAAATTCAGCAAATTCTAATGTTTTAGTCATATTTACAATTCTATTAATGTCCGCATACACATCAGCCGCATTTAATAGATTCATTTTATGTATATTCCATAAATTGGTTATTTCTTTTGTTAATAAGGTTAATGATGGGGTTATATTAAAATGAAATCTTTCTAATTTATATATTTTATATAAAAGTAATTCAATTGTTTTATCATTGTCTATTTTACTAAGATTAGAAATATCTATTAAAATATTGTCATATAATACATGTGGTAATAATTGTTGATAAGTTTTTATATACGATATATAATTAGCACTGGTTATTGGTAGCGGTGCTGCTAGTGCTACTATTGCATTTCTTACAGTTTCATAATTTGCGATATTAGTATAATTATTTGCACCGGCAGCAATTGTTATATTATTTGCCGCGGTATCTGTGACATTTATTGCATACATTGCATTTATATATAAAAAATCTTTATCACTTAAAGGATGACCACCACCACCGGCAGAAACGTTTTCAATTACATTTTTTTTAGCTTCAACATATTTTTTATATTCATCAAAGATATAATGAATTGGCGCTGGGGCATTCTTAAAAACAAATCCTCCTAACCCCGCTATAAAATTTTTTGAAATCATCATTTTTTGTATTAAATATTTGGCATAAAAATATTTAGAATTAAATATCTCATTAACCATATAAAAATAATATTTATTTCCAGTATGAGCTAATTTATAAAATATTGGAGTTAGAGAATCATCTCTATTATTAAATAAACTAATTGCGGCATTATAGTTAAAATTATACTCTTTAAATGCATATAAATCTGTTTTTAATAAATCATTTAAGAGTGCAACATTTACAGCATTTGCTGGGGATGGGTCTGCAAGTGTATTAAAAGTCCTAGCCGGTGCTGGTGGTAGTACTACTAATGCACTAATTTCAATATTAATTGCTTGACTAATACTAACATTTTCAGCTTGTATAACTAAAGGAACTGGTGGTGGCAGCGGTGGTGGTGGCGGTGGCAGAGGAGGTGTATCATTTATAATTTCAATAGAATTTCCATCAATACTTGTTTTTGTTGTTCTATATAATGAAGTAAATCTAAGCCCTATATTATCATATAAATTATACTGATTATTTTGTATATTTTTATTATATCCCAATATATTTCTATAATAATTTGTATTATCTTTTTTTTTAAATTGATATGTTTTTATTAACGATATAATTATGTCAATTAAGTTATTATTTAGATTCCCTGCATCATGTGATATAATGTTACCCGCAGTCATATTAGAATTAACAATAGGGGTCTCACCAATAGGGTCAAAAAATATATGATATAAATCAAGCATACATTTTAAACTTTTATTATCATTTTTTTTTTCAGCTCTTATTAATTCGCATAAAATTTTTATATAAACATCAATCCAATCTTTATTTCTATCGCTATATTTATATTCCATTAATCTAATAATTTTTGTTAAAATACTTATAATTTGTTGAGAATATTGAGAATTATTTATATAGTCTATAATCATAGAACTGAGTTGATTTTCATTAATGGGCAAATTTTCACCATCACCATCATCATTGGCTCCTGATTTAGAATAAGCCCGGCTTAATGCATCTGCAATTGTAGCAGCATCTCTTGCAATAATTGCTTTTATTGCCTTAAATAAATAATCTATATCAGTATTATTATCAAGCGATTTAAAATAATCAATTTCTTGTGTCATTTTATCATATATTGATTTTATACCTTTTGGCTTAGTTGGGTCTGTATTATCATAAATTACTTTATCAACTTCATCTTCAAAATATGTGATTAGGCCATTTTGAGACCGCCATGGCGGTGCATTTGCCAGTATTGCCGGTATTGCCGCTGTTATAAACAATGATTTATATGGTTGATAATTTGGGGGATAATTAAGTACAGATATATACCTAGAATCAGCACTAAAATACCGAATAGTGAGCGGTGGATTCGCTGGTACATCTACGCGTTTAACATTTTCAAAAATTTGTTTGCATTGAGCTTCAGTTAATACAATTGCAGGTGCAATAATACCAGGTGCAATAATACCAGGTGCAATAATACCAGCTCCAGTTAAATCATCAAAGTCACATACACCAGGTATTATATTATAAGGAGTTAATCTCATTACATTTGCTGCACCTATTGCAATAAAATGGGTATCTGCCAGCGCTGGTGGTACTTTTGCGGCCATATATGATAATATTCTATATTGATTTTCTTTACCGACTATTGTATTATCGCGATTTGACCCATCGGCGACTGCCGCCACCGCTCCTGTTGCTATATTATGGTCATAATCATAATATAACATCATACTTTTAATTTTAGAAAAAGTATTTTCCAAGTTATCTAAAGTGCGCGAATATTTATCTTTAATGGTAAGCGCGCCGCCATACTGTTTATAACTTGGTTTATAACTTGGTTTATTACAATTTAATGGCGCATATCCTCTAAATAAACCTATAATAATAAATACTATTATTAATACTAGTATAATTAATAATATACCAAAAATTGCAATTTTATGAAACATATTATGTAAATATTATACAGATATATATATTATTATATTTATTATTTTATTTGCGTATTTTTATACTATATATTTTTAAATCACAATTATATTTGAATAATACTAATATATACAAAAACACAATGTGCCCGCTATCTTATCTTTTAAACATCACAGGCGATTATACCATCGAGGCAATCCATCGAGACCCAAATAATCCCGAGGATGTAATTTGCCTAGGAAGTCCAGATGGCTATATATGGGATAAAAAAACACCCAATATTAAATATCTGGTAATTGAACATGCCAGTGGTACGCCAACTATTAGGCATGGATTTACAAAATTACTACTACAAGTATATTATGGTGATATGCATGACCGTACTCATATATGCATTTCAGATTTTAACCAAACTCATAGTTGGCGACTATATTTTAAGCGAATTGAAAACGCCCACCATAAAGTTGCAAAGTTTCTTGAAAATCAATTTGAGAGAAAGGCATCAAAAAAAAAATAAATTGCGCTATATTACACAGAGTCATCATATAATGGGTTATAATTAACGCCCATACCACAATATTTTACTGGGTCTTTTTGATAGTCTTTGCTAAAATATATATTTCCCAATTCAGCCTCCTGTAAAAGCCATTTAAATATTTTCCAAAAAAGAGGAGGATGGTCATTATCATCAATTGCAATATGGCCAAGTTCATGGATGGCAACAAAGATTAGAGTATTTATATCATGCAAATCCCCACTTGCATTTTTTTCTCTAAGGCAGAATGCAATTGTTGAGCCCTTATTAAGAGTATAACTTGTATCTTTTTTATCATGTGGCGAATTTTCAACGAGGTTATCAGGGTTATATCTATTTAATATATTATTAACGGCACTAATTTTGTCATAATTTGAAACAAAGGCATTTTTTTCATATCCACGCCCTACATATTTGTATTTAAGATGAGCAATTAAATTAACCATAACCGCATTAATTTCAGCTAATGCATTTGCGGCGTCGCTCGCATCATTAAAATTATGAACTTTATATTTTTTTCCATCTTTAGCGTATATACTTTTTGTATTATTTGTATATTTAGTATCAACACCTGAGTTATTTTTTTTAATTGTGTATCCAATTAATATTATTATAATTGATATAATAATTGATATTAAAATAGTGAGTATTAATTTTTTTGTATTCATTGTATTATATAAATATAAAGATATATTATATTTGAATTTGTAATTAATGCAAATATAGCATTAGAACAATAGTATGAAATCCGATTCTTTAGACTCATTAATTATTCCATATGAATGCATAGGGAAATGTAGAGATATATGTCAACATAAAGGAGTAATTATATTTCCTAGAAATAATAGTCATATTGATGAAATTAAAGACAAGATTAAAGATGAAATTAAAGCCGAGATTAAAGCCGAGATTAAAGCCGAGATTAAAGATGAAATTAAAAATTATATCGCGCCATATATTATGCGAATATTACATGAAGTTCCTAATATAGTATTATGTGGAGAGGCCATATTATGGGCGGCAATGTGTTTAGAAGGCGACCGTAATTTTCTCAATATCACTAATAAAAAATGGGACCTATTTATGTACTTTGATGAATCTGAAGACCAATTAGACATTTTTTATCAAAAATTAAATCATATATTGCTAATACTCAGATATTATTTTGAAAAATGTAAATTAATTATTTTTGAAGGAATTGCCACTATTAAAATCGTAACCCCATCTATTGAATATATTAATATAATAATAAAAAATTATCAGTCTGTAAGCAATATTTTACATAGTTTTAATATTCATATTAATCGCATTGCATTTAATGGGTATAATATATACTTTACTAAATTATCGGCATCTTTATTTATAAATAGAGTTATTGTTATACCTGAATATAAACAACTCGAATATATAGTAAAGTTATTTAATTTAGGATTTGGGGCAATTTTTAATCATTTAGCCATTACAGACATTATAGAAAAAAAAATAAAATTGCCATTTTTAAGTATTGATGTATATGATCTATTATCTAAAAATGTTATAATTGGCGCAATATGTTTAAATGATAAAGTTGAATGTACTTACAGCGATGGCGACCACTATTCAGATATAGACCAAGCCGAATATGAAGATTATAATTTTGACCAATTTCATAATGGCTCCAATAATTATAAATATTTTACAAGAGTTAAATTATATGATTTTCATAGATATAATTATATTACAATTGGCAGTATTATTTCTAAAGATAGTTATAAGTTATATATGCGATATCATATTAACTGTATAATTGGGCCTAACCATACATTTAATGAAGATGCATTTAACCGAATATTTAAATGCTCTGATAACTATGAACAATTAAAAAATTTTGCTATACGGTTTATCGATGATTTAAATGATGATTCTGTTGCAGATACAACGCCCCCATGCAAAGCCCTTAAGAAGAAAGGTTATTACTTTCGCCCTGAACTAATATATCGTAGTGTACATAAAACATTTATTGAGAATAAAGAGGCATTACTTGTATGCGCAAGAAATACTTTCATAAATTGGTATGAATATCCTAATAATGTCAATGATCTGATTGATTCTGCCGAGTGGTATGGCGACCATTATTCACCTCATTTAGAAGATAATTCAATACAAGAATCTATATCTGTATTACATCAATATATTTCTGAGTATACTTATGATATATGCCCTATATGTTGTGAAAATATAAGTTATTTTCAAGCAGATGCGATTTTATTTGATTGCGGCCACCATTGCCACAAAAAAAATGACAAATGCGATGGGGTTGAAGCATGGTTAAAAAAATCAAATAGTTGCCCAGTTTGCAGAAAAGCAAATCCTGTATTATAAATGACTCGCCCAATTATTGATTTAAATATTATATTTGAATATTATATATTTAATAGTAAAATCAACAAAAATGGCTGAGACATCTGAGGCTGGGTTATTTATGTGTAATAAGCAACTTAATGCGGAACATACCGGCAATCCTGATAAGTTTAAAAATATAGTATATTACTATCAGTTGATTCCAAGTGGTGATGTATTTCAAACAGAACTTGCAAAAGAACTTGTTTTACAACACATTGCATCTTGCGATAGTCTACAATCTACAAATCCGGCATTGGCCGATCAAATATTGGAAGAAGGTCCAATTTTTGCAACCAAGGACCAAATTGAATTAATCAATAGTAGAGAACTCAACGATAAAAAAGATATTACTCAGAGAATGGTAAGAGACTGCATGTACTCAACATGTCGCACGGGTATTGGGTATAAATGTAATGGTCTATGTGGCGCAAGAGATTGTTTTGATAGAAAATTTTAATTGTTTTCATAAAATGTTTTCATAAAATGTTTTCATAAATGTATATTAGATAAATATACTATATAAGTATACTATATGTCTTTTCTTTTTTTTAAAAAAAGTTATAAATGTTTTCATTAGTTATAGATAATCGAGAGCGTGCTCTTTTTTTTCATATTGACAATAAAATTAAAAATTTTAAATATGAAAAAATGCAGTTAAGCACTGGGGATTATTTAATTTTACAAAATAATAAAGATATTAAAGCATGTATAGAACGAAAAACATATAATGATTTTGCCGCATCATTTAGAGATGGCCGATATCGGTCCGAATTAGATAATATGCTTAAATTAAGAAAGGAGACAAATTGCCAATTATTTTTTATCATTGAAGGAAATGCATTTCCCTCAATATCTAGTAAATTTTCTAGAGTTCCATATGTTTGTATATTAGGGGCAATTAATAACTTAATGCTTTGCCATAATATTTTTATTATACAGACAAAAAATGAAGAGCATACTGCGCAAAAATTAAATGAATTATTGACATCATTGCAAATTATTTATAGTGATTCAAAAAAAATGGCTCGTTTAGAAGCCGCCACATTAGAAAGCGCCGCGTTAGAATCCGCCTCGTTAGAATCCGCCTCGTTAGAAAGCGCTTCTTTAAAATCTAATGATAATAAACCAGAACTTGGTATTATATTAAATACTATTATAGATGGTGATAATACTATTATAGATGGTGGTAATACTATTATAGATGGTGGTAATACTATTATAGAGGGAGGTAATAGTATTATATGTGGAGAAGACATAGGTACAGTGTCACCCAAATTTAAAAAACAATTAACCTCTAGACATATAAAAACGGATGAAGATATATGTATAAAAGCATGGTCAACATTGGCCGGAATATCATTAGAATTTAGTAAAATATTAATAACTAAATTTTCCATAAAAGAATTAATTATGGGCGATGCTCCTGTTCAAAGTTTATATGAGTTAAAAACATCACTTGGTAGAAAATTGAATAATGATGCACTTACTAGCTTATTGCATATTTGCAATAAATCCCCAATGCATTGTGCTAAGTTGTTATCGGCAATTGTCGGAATTACAAAAGAATATGCGGAAAAGCTCTTAAAAGTAAGAGATATTCAATATATTATAAATAATGATATAAAAAATGATCTAGTTGATGGTAAAAAAGTAGGTATAAAAAATGCCAAAATAATGGCTTTATTATGCTATAAAAAATAAGCAAAATACATTCATTTTTTTGCTATATTTGATAATTTTGCTATATTTGATAATTTTGATATATTTGGTATTTTTGCTATATTTGATAATTTTGATATATTTGGTATTTTTGCTATATTTGATAATTATTAAATGTTAATAAAATTGTGACCAGAAATGTCGTCAAGTGCCTCCGCATCAAGTGCCTCCGCATTAAGTGCCTCCGCATTAAGTTTGAGTCCGTTGCTTAAAATAATTGAATGGTTTACCTTATTATGTGATGCAGATAAATTAGTATTTGTAACCGCGGCATTACTATCAGCATTAAATGCTGTAGACCCAGCAATTACGCCAGCTCAGGTACAGATATATATTGCAGATGTAAAACGTAAGTATGACCATCGTATATCGACTAGAGTCATTACAGAGAGCGAAATTAATTTTGCTGATTTTGTGTTGATTTTCTCTTTTACGCAAGAAGGCATACTTGGTTGCTGTTTGTACCGGGCATATAATAATGCAACTCTATTGGCGGGCAATACCCCTTCTAACTTGGGCGACTTTGCTCTATATCATCTGCTGTTGACAGCAGTACTCATTTCTCGTATAAAGGTAGCGCCTCAGGTTTCTAATAAACCTTTTTATCGTGGCATACATACGGAGACTAAGCCACACATGGAGACAATTATACAATCTTTGCATACTAATAAAACCCTGTCAACCACAACAAGTTCTTCTAAATCAAAGGCAGTTGCTACTGAATTTGCTAATAATGCAATGCCAAATGGATTTGCTATGCTTATCACTATTATTGGAGATGTTAGTGAATATTGTGTAGATGTGACCAATTATTCAGCAATACCCAGTGAACGAGAGAGTCTTATTGTTGGTGGAATGATGGCATTTAGTATTGAAGGCAGCGAACTAAGAGGGGTTGCTTCACTAGATTTTTACGATTTAAAAATGTCTCCAACTTTTTTCAAGTACTTGAGCGACCTGCAAGAGCATTGTGCAACTCAAATTTTAGCAGTATGGGGTGAGCATGTTCGTGATCATCTATTTAGCGATTCTCTTGCTATTGTAATGCGTGCATTGGGCGTTCTTGTTGAAAAATTGGGCCTTATTTTAAGTTCGGCCGAGCCGCTTGAGACTGTGCGCGCAAACTTTATGCGCAATCTTACAGCGCCGCTTAATGCTGAGCATACAATTGCCGAACTCATTGAATTTCTTGCCAGTTTAGAAAGTGCGCTAAAGAGCACTGAGGCTGAATATGGTAACCAATCCGCAGAAATTGGCGCGCTTAATGGAATTGTCAAAGTTATTATCGAATTTGCAGAATTGATGGACCCTTCCACAAATATGCTTCGCTGCATTGAATCAATTCCGGTGAGTGTTGACATGGTTACAGACTTAACAAAAAAGGCAACCTCACTAGAGCTACAAATGAGGCGCAAACAGTTTATGGCATATATAGCAATTGCGCAAAGACAGCTCATTGGGCAAGGTAGTGTAAATCTATTATCTAGCTTTGAGCTAAACAATAGTGGTTATCATTACGACAGTTGTACACTACTACATGTCCAGGATAACCCTGTCGCAAACTCTATGGCAATTTCTATGATTACAAGAAATAACTGGCTATCTTCAGATGGAAGTCTTCCTGAGCGTTCTCGTGTTATTAATATAAACGAATCATTGGTCATTACATTCAATGGCGAATTAACAAATCACAAAAGTGCCAGTATTTCCGCTACGGTATATACCTTTAGCAAAAAAGATGTTGTGATTGGTGCTACGGTCACAGCTGGTGATGATATCGAGCATGTTTTTAATGTAACTTCTTCTGGTGATGCTAACAAAATCGAAATTAATTTTTCTGAAATTGCTGCAATCAAAAAAATAACTTTTACCGCTACAGAAATGGGCCGCCGTATAGTATGCGTTCTTGCTGATTTTTCTCTTAATGTTTCATTTTGATAAAAAGCAGATATGAATCATTAAATACCCACCTAGTTGGCGCCGGTGTGTTTTTGGCAACAATTTCAAATCCAAATTGTGAAAAGAGCTCTATATATTGTATAGAAGACAAATATAAAAATGTTTTTTTGTTTTCTAAAACATGTTCAATGGGAACACCATCACATATGGTTCTATATAAATCATAAAATGTATTATGTAAATATTTTTGGTCTTCTGATACAATATCAAAATCTTTAATTAATAAAAATCCACCAAATGATAGTATTTTATATATTTGTATTATCATTTCATGTAAATTTTCAAACCTACATATATTTGATATGGTTATAAATGATATTTTATTATATAGTTTATTTATTAATAATAATCGATTTTGTGTAAAGTTATACATTTTGTCCGCATCCAGTGCTAAGAGCTCACATATATCTTTATATAATTTACATTTATAATTTCCGGAATCCACCGCATAATATTCAAGAATATTTAGATAATAAAATTTATTAAATTGCGATTTAATATAAAATAATATATTAGTCCCAATATGTTGCAATGATTTTGGAACTAATGTCTCAGATAAAATTGACATGCAGAATTTAATATATTTTGCATTATATATACTCCACCCATAATTATCAAGGTCTTCAATAGGTTCGAATGTAGGGGGCTTTACTATTGGAGAACTATTATTTTTATTGTTATAATATCTTTTTAACTCACATAATTGACGTATATCTGTAATTGATAATATATAATATAATTCTTCAGTTCTTTTAAAATATAATTTATTAATTAAAAAATTTATAAATTGCTCTTTATTGCGATTATAACTTTCAAGATCGTCCCAAATATAATAAGGAGGAGCTAATGCAATGCCAAGAGGGCTTATAGTGCCAAGAGGGCTTATAGCGCCAAGATGGCTTATAGGGCTTATCGCGCCAAGCGGGGCGTCAATCTGAGTATCAATGCATAATTCTGTCATTTGCAATTTATTTGCAATTTATTTGCAATGTATTTATTTACAATGTATTTGCAATTTATTTGCAATGTATTTATTTACAATATATTATATTCAAATTTAATAATTATCAAAATCATCTGCGGTCATATTTAATAATTATCAAAATCATCTGCGGTCATATTTAATAATTATCAAAATCATCTGCGGTCATATTTTTTTTCCCTATAATACTACTATATTTTGCAATATCCATATTTTCGCCTATGGCTGCTTTAACTTTGCTATATGATGGATTTGGGTCCTCTTTTAATATATTGCTTATGGTTTGATAATCTTTTTGTGCCTCTGGTGATGCCTTAAATCCATTTTTTAAATAATATTGATTGGTATTATTTCCGCCATTGCCATTATAAAATAAATAAATTAAAATAATAATTACAATAATGATTAATATAATTACAAAGCAGCACATTGCGCCAGTATTTTTTTTTGGGGCATACCCAT